TATAATAAGTCATGGGTTCTCTGTGAAGTAAATGATATTGGTGATCAGGTTGCAGCTATTCTTAACTATGATTTGGAGTATCCAAATCTACTTCAATGTTCTATGAGAGGACGTGCTGGTCAAATAGTAGGTCAAGGATTCTCAGGTAAGAAAACTCAACTTGGAGTTAAAATGTCTAAGGCAGTAAAAGCTCTTGGATGTTCTAACCTTAAGACTATGATTGAGGCTGATAAGGTTCTATTTAAAGATTATGATATTATAAGTGAATTAACAACCTTTATTCAGAAAAGAAATTCATTCGAGGCAGAAGAAGGATGTAATGATGATCTTGCCATGTGTCTTGTAATATATGCATGGATGGTAGATCAGGATTACTTTAAGGAACTAACAGATCAAGATGTAAGAAAGAGATTATATGATGATCAAAAAGAACAGATAGAACAAGATATGGCTCCATTTGGTTTTATATCTACTGCATTAGATGAAGATGAATTTGTTGATGAAGAGGGAGATAGGTGGACTAAAGCTGATAAGGAAGATATAAATTCTACATATGGCGATATGAGTTATATGTGGGAATATTATTAATGGATATAGAAGATCAGTTTGAGTTGGAACATTTATTCCTTCAAGAACGTAAATGTAGAGTTTGTGGAGAACAAAAGAATTTAATAGATGGATTTTATTTAACTAGGAAGAATAGAAAAGCTTTTGCATCTTCATACTCTTATGAATGTAAAGTATGTACTATAAGGAGGATTGTTGATAAAAGAAAAAAGAAACCTTTTGCTGATTGGAAATATCCAGATTGGTAATGTTCATGCATCGTTTCCCCATTTGAAATTGTTTAAAAGGATAAATATTTTCAGATAAAAACTGAAACTGGAGTAGGTAACAGATGGCTGGTTTAGGCTTAGTATCTCCTGGCATCAAAGTAAAAGAGGTTGATCTTACTAGGGGAGGGATCACGGGCGTTAGTGACCAGACTGGTGCCATTGCAGGCCCGTTTGTGAAGGGCGCAGTAGAAGATCCACAATTAATAGAAAGTGAAAAAGATTTAGTTGATACATTTGGAGAACCACAAGAAACAAGTGGTCAATATGAATATTGGTTATCAGCTGCATCATATCTTTCATATGGTGGCGTTCTTAGAACGGTACGTGTGGATGGTGATGCTTTAAGAAATGCAAACGCAAGTGTTACTACAGGCGCTGCATCTTCATTAACAAATTTAAAAATTAAGAATACTGACGATTATTTTAATTCATATTCTGCAGCTACAACTTGGTATTATGCTTCCAAAAACCCAGGCACATGGGCAAATGGATTAAAAGTATGTGTTATAGATGCAAAATCAGACCAAACCTTATCTGGTATTAATACCGCAGGTATTGCTGTTGGTGCTGGAATTACTCAGGCATTTGGTGGAGCACAAATTGGTGGAATAGGTACATCATTAACTCTTAATGGACATCTTAGTGGAAGAGTTACTGCAATTGGTGCAGGTAGTATTGATGTAAAGGTTGTTAGTGAAGTTGCTGTTGGTGGAAGTATTACCGACGCAGATTATCAAAAGAATGGTGCATATTCATTTGACACAACTAGAGAATGTAATATTGTTGGTGCAACAGCTTCTGCAACTAGATCTTTAACAGTAACAAGGGCAGTTGGTGGAACTAGTCAAGGTGCAATTACATCAGGTGAATCAATAGGATTATATGATGCTAGTAATACAACTACAATTGATAATGCTGGTGGTGCCGCATTAGGTGTTGCTGGTAATACTATGAGTGTTGCCGATGCAACTGGTTTTGCTGTTGGTAAATTACTTCTTATTGGATCTGAAATAACTGCTGTAACAAGTGTAAGTGGTAGTGCAATTGGAATAGGAACAAGAGGTGTTGATGGAACTACTGCAACTGCTCATAATGACGGATCTACAGTAACTGTTCTAACTCAAGCAGGTAATGCAACAACTGCAAGTGCTGCTAACTCAGGTGGATCTGATACTAGTATTCCGATTGCTGCTGTTGGAAACATTGATGTTAATGATTATGTTAGAGTTGCTGGTGTTGGAACTGCTGGTGAATTAATGAAAGTAACCGCAGTTACTGTTAATTCAGCATTGACACCAAGTTCAGTTACTGACTGGTATGAAGCTCAAACATTAGATCTTGATAATTCTACTGTTTATTGGAATAGTGTTGCACAAAAACCACAAACTTCTGCATATGCAAATTCTAGAAATTCTAGATTTGATGAAATGCATGTTGTAGTTGTTGATGATAGTGGATCTGAATCAGGAACTGCTGGTCAAATACTAGAGTCTTGGCAGAATCTTTCTAAGGCAGAGGATGCAAAACAATTTAATTCTCCAATTTACTGGAAGGATTTCTTGGCAAACAATTCAGAATATGTATTTGGTGGTGCAAGTCCTAATGGTACACCACTATCAGGTGGTAATGTAGCATCTGGTGCATGGGGTCAAGTTGCAAATGGTGTTGACTTTACTGGAATTGGAAGATCAACATTCTCATTAGAGGGTGGTAAAGATTATGGTGGTACTTATGAGGCTCCTACATATCCTGCAACTCTTGGAGATTTAATCAATGGATATAATGAATTCTCAAATATAAGAGAGTATCCTATTAATTACTTAATTCAAGGTCCAGGCCTTGGTAGTAGAGATGCAACTGTTGGTAAGGCTAACAAGTTAATCGCTATTGCTGGTGAGAGAAAAGATTGTATTGCAGTCGTTTCTCCAGCAAAATCTGATGTATTGAGTGGATCTGGTAATGCACCAGTGCCTATTTCTAATACTGATACACAGACAGAAAATATACTAAAAACATGTGATCAAATATCTTCATCATCATATGGTGTTATTGATTCTGGTTACAAGTACATCTTTGACCGTTTCAATAATAAGTTCCGTTATATTCCTTGTAACGCTGATGTTGCAGGAATGATGGCAAGAACATCTCAAAATTCTTATCCTTGGTTCTCACCAGCGGGTTCAGATAGAGGTGTTGTAAATAATGCAGTTAAACTTGCATATAACCCATCTCAAGCACAAAGAGATCTTCTATATACCAAGAGAGTTAACCCAGTGGTTGCTTTCCCTGGCCAAGGAGTTATCCTTTTTGGTGACAAAACCGCACTTTCTTATGTTTCTGCATTCGATAGAATTAACGTTCGTCGTTTGTTCCTAACAATAGAACAGGCAATCGAAAGAGCTGCAAGAGCGCAACTCTTCGAATTCAACGATGATATCACAAGGGCCAACTTTGTTAATATCGTTGAACCATATCTTCGTGATATTCAAGCGAAGAGAGGTATCACAGACTTCTTAGTAGTTTGTGATGAGTCAAACAACACTGCTGATGTTATCGACGCTAACGAATTCCGTTCCGACATATTCATCAAGCCAGCACGCTCTATCAACTTCATCGGTCTAACATTTGTTGCAACACGCACAGGTATTAGTTTCGAAGAAGTAGTAGGTACAGTCTAACTACAACCCATCATCTAATAATCACAGGAGAGAAAGAAAATGCCTCAGCAAATCCCTAATACAGGGGCTAATGCGAGAACCCTAGATACCTTTAAGAGTAAGCTACTTGGTGGTGGTGTTCGCCCTAATTTCTTTGAGGTCGAGATTAATTTCCCAGACCTAGCCATAGATCCAAATGACATTTCTGATAAGTTACGTTTTTTGGTCAAAGGTGCTAATTTACCAGCATCAATTGTAACTCCAATTGCTGTTCCTTTTAGAGGAAGGGAGTTAAAAATTGCTGGAGAAAGGAGTTTTGATACTTGGACAGTAACAGTTATCAATGATAGTAATTTTTCTATCAGAGATGCTATGGAAAAGTGGATGAACATAATTAATAAAACTTCTGATAATTCTGGTGTGGTTGATCCTACCGTTTATCAACAGGAAGCTTATGTTTATCAACTAGGAAGAGCTCCAATTCTTGGACCAACAACAGCTCCTGCAACATCTGCAGAAACTGTTCCTATTCTTAGATCTTATCATATGCACGGTGTATTCCCAACTAACGTTTCAAGTATAGATCTTTCTTACGATAGTAATAACGTAATCGAAGAGTTCTCTGTTGAATTCCAAGTTCAGTGGTGGGAAGCATTAGACTCGGCAGGTAAGGTTGTCGTAGGCTGATAAATAGAACATAGACTAGAACTGATAAAATGGCTAAATTATTCGGATTCTCAATAGAAGGGTCTGACGATAATAATCTGCCACAGGGTGCGGTATCTCCTGTACCGTCAAATGAGGCAGATAAATCCGACTACTATGTTAGTAGTGGGTTTTATGGTCAGTACGTTGATATTGAGGGCGTATTCAGAAATGAATATGATTTGATTAAGAGGTATAGGGAAATGTCGCTTCATCCAGAGTGTGATGAAGCGATTGAAGATGTTGTAAATGAAGCTATAGTTTCTGACTTAAACGACACTCCAGTAGAAATTGATTTATCAAATCTACCAGCTGGTGATAATATTAAAAAAATCATCCGTGATGAGTTTAAGTATATAAAAGATCTATTAGATTTTGATTCAAAGTCTCACGAAATATTCCGTAATTGGTATGTTGATGGAAGATTATACTATCACAAGGTAATTGATTTACAAAATCCACATGATGGAATACAAGAATTAAGATACATCGACGCATTGAAGGTTAAGTATGTGCGTCAGATGAAGAAGAAGGATTTAAATGGTACAGATTTAATATCAGATAATAAGAAATTAGCAATAACTCCCGAACTTGAAGAGTATTTTGAGTATAATGCCACAAGTGGTGCAAATAAAAGTTATACACCTACTAATGGAACTCAAGGTGCAATTAAAATTGCAAAAGATGCAGTAACTTATTGTACTTCAGGACTTGTAGATCGTAACAAACATATTACATTATCATGGTTGCATAAAGGTATTAAGGCTCTCAATCAATTAAGAATGATTG